CGGAGAACATCAACAACCCGAAGATCTCTCTCAACTTCGACAATCTTGAGCTGCTCTGCAAGAATTGCCACATTGAAGAACACCGAGGCGTCAGGTGGAGAGCTGACGATCAGGGCCATGTGGAGATATAGGGGGGAATGTGGTTGGATGTAGGAACCTTACAACAATATGCATCAGCAGGGCTTACAAGAACAGAAATCGCAGAAAAAACTGGGCTGTCATACGGATATGTATCTGAATTGTTATTGAAAAATAATATAAAGGCAGTTCGAAAAAAGCGTGTTGTTACAAAGTGTAAAAAGCGAGGGCCAAAGCCGCAAACGCTAAAAATTCTCGACCTTAGAAGACAAGGTTTTGCTTATAAGGACATAGCAAATATTGTTGGCTGCTGCAAAGATCAGGCGGTTGCTATGTGTGGAAAATACGGGTTAACAAAAGATCATTCGGTGTGTGAGAGCAACGCAATAGAAACTGTATCAAAAGCAGGCTTTGATTATGTTCGAGGATTCACAAACACAAAAGGAACGATAATCATCAGGTGCAGGGATTGCGGTGGAGAATTCAAACGGTATTACAACGCGGTCAGGAATCAGGCACATGGCAAGAGAAGAGAAAGACTTACTTGTCCATATTGTTTGGAACAAAAAGCAGTTGCCATTAAGGAAGAGAAACAAACTGAGAAAGACCGCAAACGAGAACGCGAAACGCAGGAAAGAGCCAAGCGAAAAGCTGAGCAACTAAGCCGCCAGTTAGAGAGGCGGCTGGCAATTCGCGTTTGTAAGAACTGCGGCATACAGTACAGCATCGAGTCCTCAGGATATAATAGCGAGCGCTATTGCTCGAAGCTGTGTCAGCAGCGCTGGCATAATCGAGTAAAGAGTGAGAAGCGGATAGACATATTAAATGCGCGACCGCATGATAATGATATTACGCTTGAAAAGCTATTCACGCGAGACAGCGGTGTTTGTTATATCTGTGGCAGACAGTGCGATTGGTCTGACATTCAAGACCGGGGCGGCATCATGGTCGCTGGAGATCGTTATCCATCAATTGACCATGTAAAGCCTGTATCAAAGGGCGGGACGCATACATGGGACAATATCCGATTGGCTTGCAGGGAATGCAACACAAGGAAGGGATGGAGATAGCCCCCTTTCCTCAAAAGTCGGAGTGGAAACGCCTCAGCTCCGGCGAAGGGTCTCAAAAAACCGACCGGGCCATGTGTGACCCCCTCCTAATTAAGCGGATTTAGCCAGAGATGGCAGAAAGGAGTAGGCCGTGAAAAAAGGTTTGACCGTTCCGCAGGAAATCGAAAGACTAACGGAGATTTACCGGGGACTTCCTCCGAAGCAGTTCGCGCTGGCGCAGGGACTGATCGCTGAAGCGGCCCGGCTCCGCGTCCGGTGTGATTCGCTGTGGGAGGATCTGAGCGAGAAGGGCGAGGTCGAGCTGTTCAGCCAGGGAGATCAGGAACCTTATGAGCGCGAGCGCCCGGCCAGCCGGATCTATACGGCGGCGAACAAATCTTACCAGTCCATCATCAAGCAGCTGAACGACATGATCCCGGCGGAGGTTCAGAAGGTCGGAGGTTTGGAGCTGAATCTGGATGACGTCTAAGAACTACATCCTGATTTACTACCAGCAAATCAAAGACGGATCCGTGACGGTCGGCAAGTGGATCGAAAAGTGGTATGAGTACATCGTTCACGGTCTGGAGGAAAAGCGCTTTACGTTCAGCCAGAAAAAGGCGAACACGGCGATTGCTTTCATCCAGCAATACTGCCGGCACCATGAAGGCCCGCTTGCTCCTCAGCTGATTAAGCTGGAGGTTTGGCAGAAGGCGCTGATCTCCGTCATCTTCGGGATCCTCGACGAGAACGGCCTGAGGCAGTTTCGGGAGTGCCTGGTGGTCATGGGCCGGAAGAACGGAAAGACGCTGCTGGATGCCGCCATTGCCGCATACATGACTTTCGCGGACGGCGAGTATGGCGGCAGGATCTTCTTCATCGCCCCGAAGCTCGATCAGAGCCGGCTGGCGTTTGAAGCTTACTTTCAGATGCTGTCAAAGGATCCAGTTCTGAGCACGATGGCGAAGAAGCGCCGGACGGATGTGTATGTCGCGGAGAGCAACACCAGCGCCATGCCAGTGGCCTTCAGCGAGAAGAAGACCGACGGCCTGAACCCGTCCTATGTTTCCCTGGATGAGCTGGCAAGCTGGCGCGGCGACGCCGGTCTGAAGCAGTACGAGGTTTTTAAGTCCGCACTGGGCGCGAGAAGTCAGCCGCTAATGTTTGGGATCAGCACGGCGGGCTACGAGAACGACAGCATTTATGATGAGCTGATCAAGAGATCCACGGCGGTCATCATGGGCACGAGCAAGGAGAACCGGCTCGCGCCTTTTTTGTACATGATAGACGATGTGGAGAAATGGAACGACATCAACGAGCTGAAGAAGGCTAACCCTAATCTGGGCGTCTCCGTCAGTGTTGACTATATGCTTGAGGAGATCGCGGTCGCGGAGGGAAGCCTGTCGAAGAAGACGGAATTCCTGACGAAGTACTGCAACATTAAGCAGAACAGCAGCCAGGCATGGCTGACCGCGCAGGATGTTCGGAAATGCTTCCTGGACGAGGACGGCCGGCCGAACCGGAAAACCTTCGAGGACTTCCGGCACTGCTACGCGCTGGGCGGGATTGACCTTTCCTTAGCGGTTGACCTGACCGCCGCCGTGATCGTAATCGAGCGCGACGGTGTCAGCTGGTTTTTTACCCAGTTTTTCATGCCGGCGAACAAGGTCGAGGAAGCGACCGCGCGGGACGGACTCCCCTATCGGATCTATGCGGAGCGCGGCCTGCTGACGATCTGCGGCGAGAACACCGTGGATTATCACGCGGTTCATGAATGGTTCCGGATGCTGGAAAACGAGTACGAGATCCTTCCCTTAAAAATAGGGTTTGACCGATATTCGGCTGCCTACCTTGTCCAAGACATGGAAGCCGACGGCTACCAGATGGAAAGCGTCAGCCAGGGAAGCAACCTGACCGGCGTGCTGATCGATATGGAAGGCATGATCAAGGACAGGCGGCTCCGGTGCGGCGATGACAATGACCTGATGAAGGTGCACATGCTCGACGCCGCCCTGAAGTTCGAGGAAGGCACGAACCGGCGCCGCCTGATCAAGATGAACCAGCGCAACCACATCGACGGCATGGCGGCGCTGAGTGACGCGATCTGCATGCGGCATAACTACTACGAAGAAATGGCTGCTCAGTTGAGCAACGAGAGGTGAACGAGATGGGACTTTTTGATGCGCTCTTCGGGAGGCGGAAGGACACCGGCGGCGGAGGCGGATATCAGACGCTGACGGCCTACCAGCCTGCTTTCCGGAGCTGGGGCGGCCAGATCTACGAGAGCGAGCTTGTCAGGGCGGCGGTGGACGCCAAAGCCAGGCACGCCGCGAAGCTTAGTTATCAGATGACCGGAACCGCGAGGCCGCGGCTTTGGACAGCGACACGATCCGCGCCGAATCCCTGGCAGACCTGGAGCCAGTTTCTCGAAAGGTGCTCCAACATTTTCGAGGTGCAGAACAACCTATTCGTGGTTCCTCTCCAGGACGATTACGGCGAGGTCAGCGGATTCTTCCCTGCCCTGCCCAGTGAATGCGAGATCATCGAGAACGCCGGCAAGCCCTGGCTGAAGTTCACCTTCATCGGAGGCAAGAAGAAGGCTGTTCCGCTGGATCGGATCGGGCTGGTGGTCAAGCATCAGTTGAAGGATGACTTCTTCGGCGAAAAAAACAGCGCCCTGAGCGGGACGATGGAACTGGTGAGCATGATTAACCAGGGAATCCAGGAGGGCGTGAAAAACTCCGCGACCTTCCGATTCATGGCGCAACTGCAAAATAAAGCATTCGACGAAGACCTGAGGAAAGAGCGGGAGCGCTTCGACAAGAACAACTTCCAGGGGAGCTCCGGCGGGCTGCTGCTGTTCGGAAACCAGTATACCAACATCCAGCAGCTGAGGCAGGAAGGCTACAAGGTCGATCCGGAGCAGATGAAGCTGATCCGGGACAACGTCATGAACTACTTCGGAGTCAGCGAAAACGTGCTCCAGAACAAGGCGGTCGGCGATGAGCTGGACGCCTTTTATAACGGCTGTATCGAGACCTTCGCCATCAAACTCAGCGAGGCGATGACCCGGATGGTCTTCACCCAGAGAGAGATCAACAGCGGGAACAGGATCGAGTTCACGGCAAATCGCCTGCAGTACATGGCCATCGCGTCAAAGATCGCCATGGCGAAGGAGCTTGGTGACCGGGGCGTCCTGATGATCGATGAGATCCGCGAGCTGTTCAATTATGCCCCGCTTCCTGACGGCGCCGGACAGCACGCGCCGATCCGCGGAGAGTACTACATGGTCGACGAAGGGAAAGACGGATCCGGGGACAAGGATGAGGATCCGGATCAGGATCCAGACAAAGACGGAGAGGATGACGCGAAATGAAGAAGGAAACCAGAGCCTTCAGCTTTGAAATCCGCGCGGAGAAGGATGAGAAGCACGGCAATTACATCACCGGCACGCCCATCGTGTTCGATCAGGACACGGACATGGGCTGGTATCAGGAGCGGATCGACCATCAGGCGCTGGCCGGGTGCGATCTCAAAGACGTCCGGTTCCTCGTGGGCCACAACACCGGCATGATCCCGCTTGCCCGGTCGAGGAACAATAACGAAAACAGCACCATGCAGATGACGGTCACTGACCGGGGCATGGAGATCCGCGTGGATCTCGACACGGAGAACAACGCGGAGGCGAAAGCGCTTTATTCCGCCGTCCGCCGCGGTGACATGAGCGGCATGAGCTTTATGTTCACGGTGGACACGGATAAAGATATCTGGGAGGACATGGACACCGATTATCCAAAGCGGACGATCATGAGCATCCGCAAGGTGTTTGAGGTTTCCGCCGTGGCCTTCCCGGCATACGAGCAGACCGACATTCAGGCCGCTTCCGAAGGCGAGTCACTGGACAGTGTGCGCGCCTCGCTGGAGAGCGCGAGGGAAAAGGCCGCGGAGGATCGGGAAGCGAAGGCCAGACAGGAGCGCCGGACGGCACTGCTGGAAAGGCTGAAAAAAGTCACGGAGGTGTCAAGCGATGAAGTTTGACGAAATGAACTCCGAACAGCTGCAGGCCAGACTGGCGGAGCTGACGGAGGAAACCAGCGCGGAAAAGCGGGACGCGCTGGATGAGGACGCCCTGGAAGCGCGGATCACCGAAATGGAAGCGATCAGGGCGGAGCTGGATGCCCGCAAAGCCGCCGCGGCTGAAGAGGCCCGGAAGGCTGAAGAGATGGCTGAGAAGCCTGGCAAAAAAATCATCAAAGAGGAGGACAAGAGAATGTCTTACGAAATCAATTCCCCTGAGTATCGCGACGCGTTCCTGCGGAATCTGCAGGGCAAAGAGCTGAACGCTGAAGAGCGGGCCGCCGTGACGGCGACCGCCGCGATCCCCACCGAGACCGCGAACAAGATCTGGGGCAAGATGGAGCTGTATCCGATCCTGAACGCCATCGATGTGATGCACATCCCCGGAAACGTGGTTCTGCCCGTTGAAGGCACCATCAACGCCGCGGCCGTGGTCGCCATGGGCACCGCCGCCACCGACGGCGCCGACACCCTCGCGCCTGTGTCTCTGGCTGCCTACAAGCTGATCAAGACCGTGGAGATCACCGCCGACGTGGCCGCGATGGCCGTGCCTGCCTTTGAGGACTGGCTGGTTGACCGCCTGGCCAACAAGCTGTTCCGTCTGGCTGCCGCGAAGGTCGCCGCTGGCGCCGGCACAACCGAGCCCACCGGCCTGACCAGCATCACCGCCGCCGGCACCTACACCAAGGCCGCGATCACCTACAGCGACATCCTGACGATCATCGCCGCCCTGCCCGCTGAGTATGATCCGAACGCCAGCTTCGTGATGAGCCGCGCCACGTTCTACTCTAACGTGCTGAACGTGCAGACCACCCAGAAGCAGCCCGTCGTGGTGGCCGATCCTCAGGCCCCCGCGAAGTACAACATCTTCGGATTCCCGGTCATCATCGAGGACGGTGTCGGCACTGACATCATCTTCGGCGACCTGAAGGAAGGCTATGTCTTCAACTTCGCGAAGGACATCGCGGTTGACCGTGATGAGTCCGTTGCCTTCCGCACCGGTTCCACCGTGTTCCGCGGCATGGCCTTGGGCGACGGCAAGCCCACCGGCGTCGGCCTGGTGCGCTTCACCAAGGCGTCCGCCTGATCGGAGCCAGCAAACCAAACCGGGCGGGGGCAGATGCGCCTCCGCCCTTCTCTATGCGAGGTGATATAGATGCTTAATGAATGCAAGAAGGCGCTGGCCATCGTGGCGGACGTGTACGACGCGGAGCTGTGCTCCCTGATGGAGGCCGCCGCGAAAGATCTGGAGATCGCCGGCGTGATCCTTCCCGGCACTGTATCCTTCGCGGAGGCGGATGACGGCATGACGGACACGAGCACCCTGACGGACGCGCTGTGCAAGCGGGCGATCTTCACCTACGTGCGGGCCAACTTCAGAAGCCCGGACGATTATGAACGCCTGCAGGCCAGCTACGAGCTCCAGAAGGGCCAGCTGATGCATGCCGCAGAGTATACGAGTTACGGAGGCGCGTGATGGTAAGAGCGGACGTTGTTTCCCTGATCACAGAGAACGCGAGCGCTCACGGCGTCCATGAGGCGATCACGGAGGACGCGCGGGAGATCCCCGCGGAGATCCGGAGCGTGACCCGGTCAGAGTTTTATACAGCTCTCAACGCGGGCACGCAGCCGGAATACGTCTTCAAGCTGGCGCTGGAGGATGACTACCAGAATGAGCGCTTCCTGAGATTCCGCGGCCAGAAATACCGGATCGTCCGGACGTATCTGACCAATGACGGCGGGATCGAGCTGACCGCGGAGAGGAGTGAAAATGGCACGGACTAAGAAGACCTTAGCCGCCACCAGCACCGTCACCCACGACGCGGCGGACATCCTCACGGCGAAGCTGAACGAGATCGAGGGCATCAGCTTCGTCCGTGACGCCTGGGTGAACAAGGCGCCGGATGATTACGGCGTGGTGGAGCTGACCGGCCAGAGCTCGGCGCTGTGGGCCGATGACCGGATGCTGGAGCAAGTCTTCCGGCTGACGGTTCATCTGTACGTGTCCGGCGGCGGAGATCACTGGATCAAGGCCGTGCAGGATAAGCTGCTGGAGGTCGTGGACGGTTACAGCCTGCCGACGCATGAATACGCCTTTGATATCAACCGGAATCACTGGATGTGGACGGTCGACATGATCGGGCCCATGCAGTGGGAAGAGGCTGGTGAGGTCAGTGGCTAAGTTTGAATTCAGCGGCGGAGAAAGCTTCGACGGACAGCTTGAGCAGCTGGGCCGGGACGGCGTGAAGACCGTGGTCATGAGCGGCGCGGATGCCTGCGTAAAGGTCATGCAGGACATGGTCGAAGCCTATCACCATGTAGTCACCGGCGACATGAAGAGCGCGGTGGCACCGGCGAAATACCACGAGGACCTGAACTCCGCCTGGGTGGAGGTCTATCCGCAGGGCAGTGACCGGCGCGGCGTCTCCAATGCTGTGAAGGCTTTTGTCACGAACTACGGCCGGGGGAAGAAGAAGGGCAGGAAATCCGGCGACAAGTTCATCACGGGCAACAAAAACAAAATGCAGACGGTTGTGGCGGCTGCCATGCAGGGAGCCAGCGCCCGGCGCATAAAAAGAAATAAAA